TCAATTGAATTTGAAAACGGATCACGTATTGTAAGTGCAACCACTACAGGCAATACAGGACGTGGTATGAGTATTTCTTTACTATACTGTGACGAGTTTGCATTTGTGCAACCTAATATAGCAGATGAATTTTGGACTTCAATATCACCTACACTTGCAACAGGTGGTCGTGCTATTCTTACAAGCACACCAAACTCAGACGAAGATACGTTTGCTACTATTTGGAAACAAGCAGAAGATAAGTTTGATGCAAACGGTAATGAACAAGAACTAGGCTCAAACGGATTTCATTCATTTATTGCTACTTGGGATGAACACCCAGATAGAGATGAAGAATGGAAAAATGCAGAAATTGGACGTATCGGTGAAGAAAGATTTAGACGTGAATACGGTTGTGAATTCCTAGTATTCGACGAAACACTTATTAATAGTATTAAACTTGCTACTATGGATGGTGGTAATCCTATACTCAATATGGGACAAACTCGATGGTATAAAAAGCCAACAGCAGAATACACATATGCAGTTGCACTTGATCCTAGTATGGGTACAGGAGGTGACTATGCCGCAATACAGGTATATGAATTACCTAGTTACACACAAGTAGCAGAATGGAGACATAACACTACTGCTATTCCTGCACAAATACGAATTCTTACAGATATATGTACGTACATACAAAACGAAACTAATTCAACTAATAATATATATTGGAGTGTAGAAAATAACGGTATAGGCGAAGCATGTTTACTTGTAATACAGGACTTTGGTGAAGAAAATATACCCGGACTATTTGTAAGTGAACCAATGCGTAAAGGACATGTACGCAAATTCCGTAAAGGATTTAATACTACACACAGTACTAAAATTACAGCATGTAGTAGAATGAAAACAATGATTGAAAATGATAAAATGACTATTAACAGTAAAGTATTAATAGGCGAACTTAAAGGCTTTGTTGCAAGTGGTAGTAGTTATCAAGCCAAATCAGGACAAACTGATGACCTTATCAGTGCAACATTACTTGCTATTAGAATGATGGCGGTCCTTAAAGACTGGGATCCACGTATATATAATACATTCAACCAAGCATCAGACGAAGAGGACTACGAACCGCCTATGCCTATTTTTATTAGCGGTTATTGATAAATACTAATATGAAGAAGTTAGAGATAATAGCAGATGAACTTTTCAATAAGATCAGGGGTAGATATCCAAAAGTCACCCTTGGCGATTCTGAAAGCACAATAGTAAATGACCCAAGCTCAGCAAGATTTTTTGAGTTTGAAGTTGCACCAGATAGAAAAGTTAATATTACACTCGACGAAGAAGCATTAACAATGCTATTCAATAATAACTTATTTTCTGAGGACGAATCAATACAAAGAAAAGGTTGGTTTGGCTTCATGAAAGAATTAAGACAGTTTGCAAGAAAAAGAATGTTAACATTTGATACAAGAGATATTACTAAATCAAATTTAGACAAAAGAGACTTTGCATATCTATCAAAAGAAAAGTCCGGAGATAAACAAATGAGCGAATCTAAGATGTATGGAACTAGTCAAACTAGTTACCAAAACGTAGGTAATGCAAGACTAGTTGTCAAGCATAGTGAACCAATTGGAGAAACTGGAAATAGAAACAGCAAAATAAATGCTATCTATATTGAAAGTGGACAAGGTGAAAAATTTAAGTATCCATTCAAACACATGAATGGTGCTAGAGCGGCCGCAACACACGTAAGTGAAGGCGGAAACCTTTATGATGACATTGGTAAGCATATTGTTTCTCTAAGTGAAGAATTATCAAAATTACGCAAGTTTAAAACATACATGAATCGCTCAAATGTAATGGCTGAAGGCTTAGGCGGATATTTAGATGTAGTAAACACAAGAATAGACACTGTTAAGGAAACTGTAGCAAAACTACAAAGACCAAACTACTACAAAACTTTTGTTGAAAATTTCGCACCCAACACAACAGAAGACGTTCCAGAAGATATACAAACAGACTGGATCGATCAGCTAACTATTAAACAATTCAACGAAGAATTAAAAGGAGTGTTCCCTTACATATATAAACTTGTAAGCGAGGCAAATGCTGTGAAAGAATTAGGACCAGAAGATTTATTAGGTGAAGCAGAAGATGACAACAAGCAAGATAACGGAACAGATAAAATGGACGTTACTGATGCTGATAAAAAAGCAAATACACCGGCATACAAAAAAATGAAAGCTGGTGACAAACGCTACAATGATAAAACTACAAAAGAAAGTCTAGAGCTTGATGATATTGATCTAGCATTTGAACAAATGATGGGACAGTTCGGTGATCATGTTTGTGAAGAATGTGGCAATCCAAGTTGGAAAGTTGCTGTAGAGTCTGAAAAGCAAAAAGGCGTTGACGGCAAAGTATGCTGGAAAGGCTACAAGCGTATGGGCACTAAGAAAAAAGGTGGCAAGACTGTAGATAACTGTGTCAAGATTAAAGATGATATTAATGAAGAAGTGGATAAGTCAGCATTAGAGGCTTGGTGGAACAAATATAGCAAGTATCAAGGCAGTAACGGCGATGACTTACCAGGTGGAATGTTCAGAGGCTACACAGACACAGGTATTTTGACAGACGGTGTAGAAGATAATGAATTAAGTGACGCAATTGAAAAACTTGGCGGTGACAGAAACGAAGCAGAAGAAAAACTTTTTAAAGACTCTAAACTATTCAGCGAATTGTTACCTATTACAGACGCTATGCAAAAAGAATACACAAAAATAATGGGTGTACCTGCAATTGACGAAGACAACGTTGAAGATGCAATTAAGATTTTAGGAAGTGAGATTACAGGATTTGATGTTGCTAACGAAGGCGAAGAAGATAAGGAATATGATCCACGCAGAGTAAAAGCAGATGTGGTGAAACATCTAGTCAACATTCATAATGATGCTAAAAAGGACGATGGTTACACAAGTGAGCCAATGCATTTTCAACTAGGTAATCTTCTACATGATATGGATATGGCAGGTTACATGAACAGTGATTATCCAGATATTGAAAAACTGTTCCATATGGGTATTGACAAGAAAAAGGATTACAAAGTGGATATGGATATGCTGAAAAAAGCATATGCAAACGCTAAAAATCTTGACGGTGACAGTAATGAAGGCAATGCATACTCAGGCGCTGTAGAAGAAGGTATTAATGCTGAATTACTTGGTGATTTACAAAGTGGCTTGGAAGATGCAAAAGCAGGCAACGATATGGCAGACTTTATAGCAGATGAAATAGGTGACTATATTAGATCAGGCATAGAGGAAATGGGTGAAGAAGAATGGCAAAATTCTGTAGAAGGACAAGCACTTGCAGAGTTAGATCCTACAGATAGTCCAGAAGCACAAGCACAAGGATTTCAAAAGGCTATTAATATTTTAAAACAAAATGAAGGTAATGCATACGCACAAAAAGTACGCCAAGCAAAAATGAACGGCAAGAAAAAAGGCGACAAAATTGACGGTCCAGACGGTGATAAAATAACACTTGAAAAGGACAAAAAGACACCATTAGGCGAGTTCATCCTTAGTTACTTTGATAGAGAAACTGGACAGTTTCCAAAAGGCGAAACAGCAGTACTAACTATGGTTGAAAAAGATTATGGTGACGAATATGTTGTTCCTGCTAGTAAATTTATCGAAAGTATATTCAAAACATATGAAGCATTTGGTACTTCAGAAGCTCCAATTGAGCAAGAAGAAGCATCAGATCTACAAAGAATTAGAGACTTAGCAGGTCTTTAGTAAAAAAAAGTCAAAAAAACACTTGACTTTCACTTTAAAATAGTGTATAGTACTAACTGTGCTATATACAATTAGGCACAAGTAGCAATGTAGCTACTGCACATAGGCATAACATATAGGAGGCATAACTATGGCATCATTAGCAGATATTAGAGCTAAACTAAAAGAACAAGAATCACGCACAAGCAGTAATTCTTCAGGCGGCGGCGACAACGCAATTTACCCATTTTGGAATATGAAAGAAGGAGAGACTAGTACTCTACGATTCCTTCCAGATGGCGATTCAAATAACACTTTTTTCTGGCAAGAACGTTTGATGATCAAACTACCTTTTGCTGGTATTAAAGGTGACACAAGTTCACGTCCAACACAGGTACAAATTCCATGTATGGAAATGTACGGTGAAACTTGTGAAATACTAAACGAAGTACGTGGATGGTTTAAAGATCCTACTCTAGAAGATATGGGTCGTAAGTATTGGAAGAAACGTTCATACGTATTCCAAGGCTTTGTAACTGATAATCCACTTTCAGAAGATAAAACTCCTGAAAATCCAATTAGACGTTTTATCATTGGGCCACAGATTTTCCAAATTATTAAGGCGGCTCTTATGGATCCAGACATGGAAGAACTACCAACAGATTATACTGCTGGTGTAGACTTCCGTCTTGCTAAAACATCAAAAGGTGGATATGCAGACTATTCAACATCAAATTGGGCTCGTAGAGAGCGTCCATTAACAGACGTTGAAATGAAAGCTATTGAAACTAATGGATTGTTTAATATGTCAGACTTCTTACCTAAGAAGCCAGGCGAAGTTGAAATCAAGATCATGAAAGAAATGTTTGAAGCGTCAGTAGACGGTGAAGCATTTGACATGGATCGTTGGGGTCAATACTTCCGCCCAGCAGGCGTATCACAGCGTACAGGTGATCCAAACAAAGCACCTGCGGCGACTACACCTGCTCCAACAGCACCAGCGGCTCCTGCTCCAGTAGCAGAAACTGCTCCAGTGGCAACTCCAGCACCAGCGGCTGAAGCGGCACCTGCAAGTGGTGGTGATGCAAATGACATTTTAGCAATGATCAGAGCACGCCAAAGTTAATAAAATAATTGTCTCTACTAGTAAAATCGAGAACAGAGATTCACGGTTTACCTGTCAACGTTCCAAACACTAGTAGAGACTAGCTTTTTAAATAGGAGATAATATGGCTAATAAAGCATTTGATCCGAGTAAATTTCGGACACAATTAACAAAATCTATTTCAGGCATGAGTGCAGGATTTAACGATCCTACTGATTGGATTAGTACAGGTAACTATGCACTCAACTATCTTGTAAGTGGTGACTTTAATAAAGGTGTTCCGCTAGGTAAGGTAACTGTGTTTGCAGGAGAATCTGGAGCAGGTAAATCATATATCTGTGCAGGTAACATTGTAAAACACGCACAAGAACAAGGTATCTTTGTAGTATTAATTGACTCGGAGAACGCACTTGACGAAAGTTGGTTGCAAGCACTTGATGTAGATACATCGGCTGAAAAACTACTTAAACTTAACATGTCAATGATTGATGATGTTGCTAAAACTATTAGTACATTTATGTCAGACTATAGAGATATGGCTGAAGAAGACCGTCCTAAGGTATTATTTGTAATTGATAGTTTGGGCATGTTGCTAACACCTACCGACGTTGATCAGTTTAACAAAGGTGATATGAAAGGTGATATGGGTCGTAAGCCTAAAGCACTAACATCACTTGTTAGAAATACTGTTAACATGATTGGCTCACATAATGTAGGCTTAGTATGTACTAACCACACTTATGCATCACAGGATATGTTTGATCCAGATGACAAGATCAGTGGTGGACAAGGCTTTATCTATGCATCTTCAATTGTAGTTGCAATGAAAAAATTGAAACTGAAAGAAGACGCAGATGGTAATAAAATTAGCGAAGTACGTGGTATTAGAGCAGGTTGTAAAGTAATGAAAACTCGTTATGCAAAACCGTTCGAAGGCGTACAAGTTAAGATTCCATATGAAACAGGTATGAATCCTTACAGCGGATTAGTAGATCTTTTTGAGAAAAAAGGTATGCTAGTCAAAGACGGTAACCGCTTAAAGTATGTAAGTAACACCGGTGAAGAAATGAAAGAATATCGTAAAGTTTGGGAAGCAGGTGGAGATGTGCTTGACAAAGTTATGATGGACTTTGTTTCACGTGAAAACTCTGTAGAAGTAAATGACGAATCCGAGGTAAATATCGAGGATGAGCAACTTGCAACTATAGAGGAATAATATATGGATAATACATCACAAATTGTTGATACTTGGTTATTGTTTAAAGAACATGCTGATAAGAAGCACATTGAAATATGTGCGGAAAAGTATGTAGATCTTATTGCTGATTATGGAACTTCAGATATGCTTCTTAGAGAATGCATGGGG